TAATGTATAAACTATAACAAAGGTATAACAAATGACAAACGCACAATTAGTCTTAAACAAAATACAAGAAACTTTATGTCACGAAGGTACAACTTACAAAGGTAAGTCTGGAACTTATATGTATATTGTAGGTAGACCAACAATTAACGATACTATCAACGGTGTAGTACATAAACTTAACGAGACCGGTGAAGGAAGAACAGCAGGATCATTCAAAATTTTAGCTGATGGTACTGTTACAAGATTTACTGGACTTGCTACAAAAACAACTATGGCAATCACTAGTGAGATACAATCTGTACAATCTGTACAACCAGAACCACTTGATGATGTAGATTACGGCCAAGCTGATGAAGAAGAATCTACAAATGAAAACGACGAAGCAATCGCAGTATAATAATTTTTTATATAAATTGCGGTTATCAAACGTAGAAAAAATAATCCTAACTGCTGAGACAAAATGGGCTCAGCAGTTTTGGCAATCTGTTAAAGAAAAACTTGTCGCAACCAAAAACAAATGATGTTATATTACTACTGTGCCACACTGTAATATAATAATCAAAGACGAAGTTAATGTTAAACTAGAAGGACTTGATCTAGTTACAAGACGAAAACTTACAAACAAATTCAAATATGAAATACCAGGTGCTCGTTTCATGCCAGCAGTTAGATTAGGCAGATGGGACGGAACAGTATCATTCTTTTCACAAGGTGGCTTGACTTATGTAAATTTATTAGATGAAATAATTCCATTACTTGAACAATACAACTACACATTTGATCTTACTGATGAAAGACAACCTTATGATTTACATTTTGACAAAGTAACAGCAGACAGCTTTGCACATGTAAAGTGGCCAGAAGGTCATAACAATGCAGGTGAACAAATTCAATTACGTGACCATCAAGTTGAAGTTATTAATAATTTTTTAGATAATCCACAATGCTTACAAGAAGTAGCCACTGCGGCAGGTAAAACAATTATCACTGCGGCGTTAAGCAAACTAATTGAACCATATGGCAGGAGTATTATAATTGTACCAAACAAGTCATTAGTAACACAAACTTTAGAAGATTATGTAAACATGGGTCTTGATGTTGGTGTATATTTTGGTGACAAAAAAGAAGTAGGACATACTCATACTATTGCAACATGGCAGTCATTAAACATACTAGAAAAGAAAAGACAAAATGGCGAAGACGATCTTATAGAAGAATTCAAACGTGATGTTATATGTGTGATAGTAGATGAAGTACATATGGCAAAAGCAGATGTGTTGAAACGACTGCTTACAAATGTATATGGATATGTGCCAATACGTTGGGGGCTTACTGGTACTGTACCTAAAAAAGAATATGAATTCAAATCATTACATGTTTCGCTAGGTGATGTGATTAACAAAGTATCTGCTGTTGAACTGCAAGAAAAAGGATTATTAGCACAATTACAAATTGAAATTATGCAAATGGTTGATTGGGTAGAATATAAAAATTATAGAGAAGAGCAAACACATTTGGTTACTAAACCGTCTAGAATAAAGTACATTGGTCGTTTAGTGCAAGAAATGGTAAAAAGTGGTAACACTCTTATATTAGTTGATAGAGTGAAATCAGGTGAACTATTGCAAGAAGCAATACCAAATTCAACTTTTGTAAGTGGTGCAACTAAGTCAGATGATAGAAAAGAAACATACGATGAGATACAAACGGAGAAAGATAAAGTGATAATTGCCACTTATGGTGTTGCGGCAGTAGGTATAAACTTACCACGTATATTCAATTTAGTTTTGTTAGAACCTGGTAAATCGTTTGTAAGGGTAATACAAAGCATAGGAAGGGGTATTCGTAAAGCAAAAGACAAAGACTTTGTACAAGTATGGGATTTATGCTCAACTGCAAAGTTTTCTAAACGACATCTTACAGAACGTAAAAAGTTTTATCGTGAAGCTCAGTATCCTTTTTCTGTAACAAAGGTTGACTATGAGTCATAAATCATAATATAATTAAAAAGTATGCAAATTTTAACACTTGAAAACACAACTTATCTTTTAAACAAAGTACCAGACGAAGTTGATGAAGATATGCGTTTTTCAGTTTTAGATAATTCTGATCCAAAAAATCCAGATTTCTTTTTTGTTCCATTGATATATCTTGAATCATTTTCATCACCATCTGCTGTGCTTGAAATTATGCCAGGTAACACTTCACGTGATGAAGGTGGCAAAATACAAATGCCATTAGATTGGCACATATTACTAGGAGATCCCGAATGTGGTGATTTAGAAATTTTACCTTTAACATCATTGAACGATCGTTCATTCCATGCATTTTGTTATAACCCTCTTACAAGTGTTATGCCATCATATCAGGAAATAAAATTAGTAAACATTTATAATGAAGTTGAATGGTACTTTCCAAGAACAAGAAGTAATCAACTACTTTCAGTTCCATTACAAACTAAAACTAATCCACCTTGCATATATTTTATAAAAGAAATTAATCGCAATACTGATCAAGTAATTTTGAATAATTTATTCCATGCTTAATTTTAATTTTGTAAATGATGCTCCATTAAAAATTATTGCTGGTCCTTGTCAAATAGAATCAGAAACACATGCATTAAAAATGGCAGAAACTATTGCAGACATCTGTCATGAAGTAGGTGTACGTTGGGTATATAAATCTTCTTTTGACAAAGCTAATAGATCTTCTGTAAAGGGAGAACGTGGCGTTGGTTTGAAACGTGGTCTTGAAATATTAGAAAAAGTTGGAAAAGAATTTGAATGCCCATTGTTAACAGATGTACATGAGCCTGATCAATGTGGTGTGACTGGAGAGGTTGTTGACATCATACAGATTCCTGCTTTCTTGTGTAGACAAACTGATTTAATACAAGCGGCCGCTGAAACAAAACGTATTGTAAATGTAAAAAAAGGACAATTTCTTTCTTACACTGATATTGATAATATTAAGATAAAAGTTAATGAATCCTGGAATGATATGTTTATGATTACTGAACGTGGCACTATGTTTGGGTATAACAATTTAGTTGTTGATATGCGAGGATTTTCATATATGAAAAATTTATGTCCAGTCATATTTGATGGTACGCACTCCGTACAACAACCAGGTGGACTAGGTTCTAGTTCTGGTGGTGACCGCACAATGATTGAACCACTTTGTTTATCAGCAGTGGCTCAAGGTATTGCTGGAGTATTTTTAGAAGTACATGACGACCCAGACAATGCTCCGTCGGATGGACCTAACATGGTAACACCAGATGAGTTTAGAAAATTAATAACCAAATTAAAAATACTAGACGCAACCGTCAAACAGAAGCTATAATAACACTTATGGTTGCCAAATTCTTAGACATCAAAAGATTGATGAGAGCTGTTGACAGTCGTGACAAACAGTGGTACAGCAAATTAACCAACGACGAAAAGAAGCTGTACTCACCATATATGGCACTCAAATGGACCGCATCGGTTGATCACAAAGACAGTGCAGTGCAACAATTCTATATAGAAGAAACTAATGAGAACCTAAACAAACATTTATGGCCTTTAAGTAAAAATCATAAAGGCTTGTTATGGAAACTAAATGCAATGTGTGGCAGTACATTTATACTGTTTCACAAATGGATATATCCAAAAAAAGCAAAAACTACCACAAAATCAAAAATGAAAGAACTACAGGAAATATTTCCAACAGCAAAACAAAAAGATTTAGACCTACTAGATATAACAATGAGTAATAAGGAATTTACAGAACTTAAAAAACAACACGGCATAGTGTAGTGCAATTAGCAGTACAAGTAAAAACAATGCCAACATGTGAATATTGCAACAAAACATTTAGCAGAGAAAAAACTTTGCAAGTACATTTATGTGAACCCAAAAGACGTTGGGAACAGAGACATAATAAAATCCACGTATTAGGTTTTGAAATTTTTAGAAGATTTTATGAAATAAATTTTCCAACACAGAAGCACAAAACTTACACAGAATTTACACAGTCGCAATACTATAATGCGTTCATAAAAACAGCAAAATTCATAACAGAAAACACACCTATTGAAATTGGTGCATTTATTGATTGGCTAAGCACTTCAAAAATAAAAGTTGACCTTTGGCCAAGACAAGCAACTGTGGATACATATATAAAACAGTTGATAAGGTCTGAAGCAGTTACACAGGCCCTCAACAGGACAATAATTACAATGGGCGAATGGGCCGAACAGGAAGATGCAAGACTTGAAGATTTTTTCAAATACGTTAACCTCAATAGAGTTACTCAA